TTGTCCCCTGTCCCGGTTGTCGTGCAGGTAATAATCCTTCCTGCGGCAAAAGTAGCTACTCCGCCATCGGTATCTGTGCCATCTATAGTAAAATCAGTATTAGGACGAGCAGCGGCTGCTACAGAAGCGGCGTCCACTGCATTGGTGTCGGCAGTAATGAAAACTGCTTGTACATCAGAACCTGCCATTGTTTATTCCTCTATTTCACCCCGTAAAACCAAAGCTTTACGGGCCGCACTTCCCACAGGGGGAAGTGCTTCCGTATTGACTGCTTTGGCTTTCGCTTTAGGTTTAGCTTTCGCTTTAGGTTTAGCTTTCTCTTTTGCAGCCATAGTTAATCACCTTAACGGTTTTGTGATGCAAACAAATAATCAATAGTTGCTGATTTAGTTCCAGTCGCAGACCCTGAAAGCTCCATAGCACCGATAGTTAAATTCTCATCATCTGGAATATTAGCGGTGTGTGTAGCAACAAGGTTTCTGTTTACAAAGAATTCAACTTTTGCGTCATCTGAAACATGAAATCCTAAAGTGACGTAAGTATCATCTGCTATATCTACACCAGAATCAGTAGTTGTTGCAGTGCCGTCTTTCTCCGTAACACAGTCAATGTTAGTGTCCCCATCATCAACCTGAAAAACAATACGATCTGCTGCGGTAAGCATAGCTTCCGGATTCGTAGCAAAATTTACGGTAAGTCCAATACAAAGCTCGATAGCACTCCCTTCGGAGTCTCCAACTTTAACTTTAGTTTCAAACCAAATGTCTCTACCGGACTCTACAGCAAATATTTCATTGCCTTGAACCGAAGCGCCATCGTTATCCGTTGTTGCTTGAGAGGTTAGAACAAGAGTGCCGCTTTCAGCGTCAGCGCCTAAAGCAGCGGTGGCACTTGAATCTTTAACAACTGTCCAGTCGTTAGTTGTATCAAGCGCAATTCCCGTAAAATCGTCCATGTAAGTGACGAAATCAGGGTTTTTATCAACCGGGAGGTTCTCAAACCACTTGCGTGGGGAGTCCTTACCAGCAAAAAGAATAGGACCAGTAAAATGAACAGCCATGTTTTTCTCCTGTCTTGGCTAATGTCAGTCGCCCAATGCAACTGTCAGGAAGAGAAAATCATAACCTAAAATAAAAAAGGCGGCAAGCGCCGCCTTTTTCATTAGAGAGCAAATTAAGCTCCCGGTGTACCGATCACTGATCTCCAATCGGAAACGCCGAACGAGTAACGCTCACGGGCTTTGAAACGCATATTACCAGTATCAAAGTCTCCTTCCATTGCCGTTTTAATAGGCGCACGGTTGAAGTATTTGAAACCATTTGGCGCATCAGTTTTGATGAAGAATGCGTCCGTATCAGTGAGGAAGTGGTTAACCACCGCACCTTCTGGGAGCATACCCATTGCCTTAGTTGCGTTAATGTCGTTATCGGCAGTTCCGGGTCTCAGGTTAGAATTAATAATTCTTTCTGAAACGAACTGAAGTTCTTTAGGAATAATAAGCTTCATTCCACGAACTGCGATCTTGAGGCCACGCTCGTCGGTAAAACCAGCAATATCGATCAACATTTGCTCAAGCGAAGTCTCGTTGAGATCCGCAGCAACTGTCAATACGTTAGTCTGATTACCGGACAAGGATGGGTGAGAAGCAGAACATAAAGCTGCGCCATCACCCAAAGCAAAACCATCGCTGGTAGAAAAAGCGTTGTTAAGAATAGCAGCCGCTTTTATTTGCTTTGTAGTAGCCATTGATCGAGCCAATGCCTTGGTATACCTTGAAGCAAGACGATCATAGAGATTATCTTCAATAGCTTCCTCAGTGATTGAGAAAGCGAGAGCGATAGTTTCATGCGTATATCTTGCAGTGTAGGTTTCTTGCGCGTCGTCAAAGCTAATTGTTCCACCTTCACTTTTAACGGGTGCCGTTGCGAAACCACCTAACATAACTTCTTCTTCAAAGGCTCTGTCCGAAGACTCTTCCTCAAAAATTTCAGCATGTTCATTTTCGTAGCGATCATACTCTAAACCGAACAGCGCATTGAGGCCGGGTTCTAGCTCTTTCGCTAATTGCGATCTTGAAATTGCCATTAGTCAGCCTCCTTAAATGCCCGTCGATGTCGCAGTAGTCTGCGAATCGAAACGGCTTGTTGATGAATTAAAGTGGGCACTAAGACGAACCAACATCGGTATACCAGCAGCCGTGAAGTCACGGTTTGCTTCTTCATCAGCTATGCCGACAATTCTTAAAGGTAACGTTGCAGTGGTTGCTATGGTGCTCACGCCAAGTGCAGAGTTTGAAACGCCTGTATCACTACTTCCAGTTCTTGCAGAAGTTCCTAAAGAAGCATTAGCGAAAACAGACCGCTTGCGCGGTTGATCTGTCAGTTAAAGACGCATCGCTTGCTACTTTAAAGATTTGCATAGGGTTATCTGCTACAAACGCTTTTACAGGAAAATTTGTATCGACGCTTACAGATCCAGAACCGGGCCAGTAGTTAATCCAAACAGGTTTTTTTTGCACAGAGTCTTGGTACTGTACGCCCATTAGAACGCCCAACGCTTGTGTCGTTCCGCCATCGGTAGCTCCTGCATAGGTTATTACGCCCGCAGCAAGAGGTACACAAATACCGTATTGATAGATAGCATTGGTGTTGTCGGACGCGATCTCATACTCAGTTACTCCAGTAGAGTTTACGCCACTTCCAACTATTCCAACAGGACGAAGACCAAAGGCAGTGTTGCTATTAGCCATTTTACTTCCTCCAATAAAAAACGGTCATCACTTACGTGGACCGCCAAAAGTTACACGAGATTGACGATCCGGTCTTGCAATCGTCATGGTTGAGTGTGCGTTTTCTCGCATCATGTCTGAATCAACAGCTTCCATTTGGTCTGAATTTTTTGAAGCAAAATATGCAGTCCTTTCTTCTACTGTTTCTAAAGGCATTCTTGCAAGAAGCAGCCCACCTACTCCGAACACACCTTCGTATCTACCTGATTCAACAACAGGGGCTTCAAAGTCTGGATATTCGTCTTTACGAACTAACTCCCAGCCCTCTCTTATTCTTGCACTGATGTTCTTGGTATCACTAAATCCCCGGATTTCCTCACGAATCCAACGATGTTTATACCCATCAGGCGCAGGTGGTGCATCTAGCATAGATGGTGGACTCCAAGGCTTACGCATAGCCTTTTTGTCTCTAGTGTTATTTGCGCGAGAAGTTCGTTTGATGGGCGCATCAACTGTATTGTTTTCTTCACTCATGTCCTTACTCCTTCACGTATTTCGCGTATTCTTCAAGCGGCACACCCAATTTTTTTGCTATCGCAATTTGGCTAGGGGTGAGTCTAACCTGTCTTTTCCCACTGCGCCCAGTTGTTTGTTTACTAGCACATGCCACTGTCTGGGCAGGACGGCGGTTCTGGTCTTTAAACTTATGCGGAAACTCTTCAGAGACTCTCCGATCCAATTCATTATAGTAATCATCCGACTGCGGGACAAACCCCTCCTCTTCGACTAACCTTTTGTGTATACCAAAAGCCGCATACGTCATAGCCTCGTCTTCACCAAACCAATTGTTTTTGACCGCCCACTGTTCTGCTTTGGGGTCGGGCCTTTTTGGTTGGGGTTGTTGTTGCGGCATCGGCTGGTTTAACTGAGCCTGTTGTTGAGCCGCTAACTGTTGTTGATATCTTTCCTGCTGAACTTTAGCCTGTTGAGCACGATCATTTTCAATCGCCAGAGAAGTGATGTGCCGTTGAGCCTCTACCGCTGCTTTTGTATCCCCAACATCCAAAGCACGTTGCATGGCTTCTTCAGCTTGCTGTTGTTGAGTAGTTACTCGATTACTAAACTCGTTAACATAATGACTATCCAAGCTGTCCATACGAGTTTTTATTTGTTGAGACTCTTGTTGCACTTGTTTGGCGTAGCTTATGGCCTCAACTTCACGGCGCTCTGCCTCGCGCATTTTTTTAGTCAAACGGTTTATTCGTTTTTGCGTGGCTGAATCTGCTTTGTCAAACTGATCTTCAGTGCCTTCTTCAGTGCCTTCTTCTTCAGAATTCGGCACTTCAACCACGGTTTCTTTATCTTCTAGCTCAAGTTCTACTTGTTCGTTTGCGTTTTCAACACTCATAAGTCACCTCTAATAATGTTTGACATCTTCTGGGTCTGAAATTCTTGCTAGAATCTCATCATCGTTCAAAATCCTTACTTCTCCACCGTCAATAGAAAACCGTGATCCGGCATAACGGGCAAACATCACCCAGTCTTTTTCTTTACACCACGGACCTACGGGAAACTTTTCGGGATCTTTGTAGGCTAAATCGCCAACTTTCAAAACATACCCCACTTGCGTAGACACATGCTGTTGTTCTACGGCCTCTTTGGGTAAAGCAATTCCCCCGGATGTCTTACCTACACCCCTGTACGGAAGAATAAGTATTCTCCAGCCAGTAGGTGACGGCAATCTTTCCAGTAAGGTTTCGCCTATGTTTTCGGGTCTAAGGTAAGGTTCTTCTTGATACGCCTCATCCAACGTTGTTGCTTGAAAACTTGCGCTGGGGGCCGCAGAAAGGTCTATTTCTGACTTACTCATCGTTTTGCTCCTGTCTTTCTAGCAGGTCTTTTAACTCCTGATCCACGTGATTTAGAGCCTCTAAATTGCCCATAAGCTCACGATAATGCTCCATAGACTTTACATTTCCGTAAATTAACGAATCTACAACAGATTGCCTACGCTCTCTGGTGATCGAAAAGACCGCCGAAGCGGTTTTTATCTCATTCATTCTTATATTTACACATATAATCTTGGATCGTNGGATTTTATCCGATCAANTCTTATCTGTACAACACCTTATACGGCTTCCCAGTCTTCTCCTTTCCACAACAGGGCTTCCGCTTCTCTTCTTCGCACCAGNCCNTCTAAAACTTTACCATCTGCGCGGTTCCAACGTTTTATCTGATAAGGAATATCAGCCCGGCTGCTATCACTATCATCGTTAATACGCTGAAGAAGAGTAGACCTCCGTAAGTTAGTTCCACCAAGATTGTAGACCCAAGAAACGAGCGCATCGAACTGGTTTTGTTTAAGAGGTACCTTGACAAGTTTTTGTATTGTGGATTCAAACTCTTCAAGGTCTTTCTGTAAAAAAGACTCAGCGTCAATCTGTGTGCAGGTATCTCCTTCCTGAACGCCCGCAGTGTGTCCATAACCAATTGTCCATACGGACGCGCTGCACTGATAAGCCTCAAGCTCACAGCCTTCAAATTTTTTGATAAGAGCAATTCCTTCCGCACTTGTTTTCATCCTAGCTCCATTAAATATAAGAGAAAGACTACCACACCTTCTTCATACTATGTCTTTTCTTTTATTAGATGTTTCACGTGGAACTTCAACATAAGCTTCATTAACGTCAGGCGTTGATTCATCGTCCCCGACAAACCGGCCCTTGTCATCTCTTGCCCTTACTAAATCAACTTCTTTTTTAGCAAATAATTTCAAGCTAATACGCTTTAACCATTCAATCATTTTATTTTGATACCCCTTTATATTTTTCAAACGAGCGCAACGAACCAAGTCCCAGCAATCCGCCTAAAACAGTAAGGAGCGACGACATGTCAAAGTCCGGTAAGTCCGGTATTTCCTGACCTGCATAGCTTAGTATAAATATTAAAAGCGGTTGAAAAACAAAGTGCCATCCGAAAGCGATTGCACAAACCCACCCGACCAAGGGCCTCCAAGACGACTGAAACCAGTTTCCTTGGGCCTCAAGCTTGTTGACCTCTATTTGAGCGAGGGCGACCTGATGCGCCTGTTTTTCGGCCATCGTGGCAATTTCGTGGGCCAAAGCGTTTTTCTGGTCTTTGTCCTCTACAAACTTGTCTAAAAGACCAGTGACTGGACCAATGAGTGCTTGTAACATTTGCGGCTCCTTATCGTCTACTCATAAAGGCAGTAGCCCCGAAATACGCGGCCACTATTGAAGCTTGTGCTATATAGAACAATCCTAGTAAATCAGAAAGAGCTTGTACTCTTGAATCAGGCATGGCTGGAAGCATTAAAAAAGCAGAAAACAACACCATGCTAATCATAGCGACCCAAGCCATTTGCTTTTGGCTGTCGGCTTTTTCTTCCCGTAATTCAAGCTCTACTACCTGTTGATGACGTTCTAATTCTTGGTCGGTTACTTCGCCATCACCGTCTATATCATACTTTGCATACTTACTGGTTCTTTGTAGCTTTTTTACCATACCAAGTTACATCCATTTAAAAACAGCTACGACTGTAATAATAAACGGGTATACGCCCCACAACATCAACTCTAATTTATCAAATCTTTTAGAACCAGACTCTAACCGCTCTTCAATATTTTGATA